CATTAGAACCTGACTCATCATTTTAAGGAGTTAGGCTATGACCGATTTTTTATGGGTTGAACAATACCGACCCAAAACAATAGAGGATTGTATTCTTTCAGATGATACCAAGAAAACATTTTTAGAGTTTCTATCTAAAAAAGAATTACCAAACATGTTATTAACTGGTACTGCTGGTACTGGTAAGACAACTGTAGCACGTGCTTTGTGTGAACAATTAAATTTAGATTATATAGTAATCAATGGTTCAGATGAAGGCCGTCAAATAGATACATTAAGGCATAAGATTAAAAACTTTGCAACAACTGTATCATTTAATACAGAGTCTAAACATAAAGTAGTCATAATTGACGAGGCAGATTATATGAACGCCGAATCAGTACAGCCTGCTTTAAGAAATTTCATAGAAAGTTTTTATAATAATTGTAGATTTATATTTACTTGTAATTATAAACACAAAATCATACCAGCTTTACATAGTCGTTGTACCGTAATTGATTTTAAAGTCAATAATGGTCAAGTTAAAAAGACGGCTATCGCCTTTATGAAACGTATGGAAGGCATATTAAAAGAGCAAGATATTGAATATGACAAGAAGATATTAGCTCAATTAATAGAAAAACATTATCCAGATTTTCGTAGAACTATAAACGAACTACAAAGATATTCTGTACGTGGTAAGATTGACAGTGGTATTCTATTTAATTTAAAAGAAACCGACTATAAAAATCTTATGGGTAATCTAAAGAATAAAGAGTTTGATAGTATGAGGAAGTGGGTAGTAAACCATTTAGATATGGATTCTACAGACTTATTCAGAGGTGTCTATGATAGTTTATCTCAAAATTTAGACCCTAAATCTGTACCTCAAGCAATATTAATCATTGCTGGTTATCAGTATAAAGCGGCTTTTGTAGCAGACCAAGAAATCAATACAATAGCATGTTTAACTGAAATCATGGCCAACTGTAAATTTAAACAATGATTGGTCATCTATACGGATTCTTCCAGAGAGATTTTAAATCTGGTAAGTTTTTTCTAACCATCGGTAAGACTGGTGATTGGAAAAGTAGAGAAAGTCAATATAAAACAACCAATGCCAATATCTCTTTTGATTATTTGAAAGAGGTTAAGCACAACTATTTAACAGAAGCAGAATCAGACCTTAAAAAATATCTAAAAGAACACTATCCGATATGGAAAACCAGTGAGGAACAGTTTGAAATAGGAGACGGAGAACTAGATGTTGCTAAAGCAGAAAAGGTTTTACAAGAGGTTTTGAACAAGGTTAAGACCAAAGGTAATGACGTGGCTGGGATAGACTATCAGTATGGTACTCTATTCGGTGTACGAGACTACCGAGATTTAAGATTACCTTGTGACATGATCCCTGGTAAAGTTTCTATGATCGTCACGAAAGCCGGTGTTAAAGAGCGTCAAAGGAAGTATTTTACTAAATATGAGAAAAAAGGCAGACGCCTTATTAAACTGAATACACCGAAAAGACTCAATATCAGCAATGAAGCTTGGGACATAATACAAGTGGTTCAAGCAAACGAAAGAGATAAAGAGAACGATGGCGAAACGGACATTATTTAGAGTATGTGTTGTGAAATTAAGAATGTTTTGGGCAGATATTAGAGGACATCATGGTAAAAGATGGAACTATGAACCAGGTGACCACTATATGGGCAGACATAAATTTAGAAAGTGAGAGAATTAGCCCTTTTAGCTCAGCTGGTAGAGCAACTGATTTGTAATCAGTAGGTCGTCTGTTCGACTCGGACAAAGGGCACCATTATTATGTACGAATTGAAAGATTATTTAAAGGCAATTAATGAAACAAAAGTGAACCTTTTGGCTTCCAATGATATCGCCTGGAAAAAGAAATACCCACCATATGTAATTAACAAGTGTTTATCAATGTTCATTGATACACTACCACATGCCAATGAAATGAACGGTTACCACTTCTTGGATAAAGATATACAGTTTTCGTTTTTGATAAATAGTATCAGACCAAAGAAGCGTTTTGGAGGCAAATGGATCAAACAACAAAAGCTGCATGATTTGGAGAATGTTAAGGAGTATTATGGTTATAGTAATGAGAAAGCAAAGCAGGCTTTACAAATACTCACAAAAGAACAATTAGAAAAAATTAAACAAGCCACATACAAAGGCGGGAGAACTAGATGAATGAAGAAATAAAGTGGTCACAGGAAGATATGTTAGAGGTCACTCTAACCCAACCAGATGATTTCCTAAAAGTCAGAGAAACATTAACAAGAATAGGTGTAGCAAGTAGAAAAGATAAGACGTTATTTCAATCTTGTCATATATTACATAAACAAGGTAAATACTACATAGTACACTTCAAAGAATTATTTGCTTTAGATGGCAAGAAAGCAACTCTAATAAACAACGATATTCAACGTAGAAATACAATAGCAATCTTATTGCAAGATTGGAAATTAATAGATATAGTCAATAAAGAGTCGGCTACATCTAATAAAGCACCATTATCACAAATTAAAGTATTACCATTTAAAGAGAAAAAAGAGTGGATATTATCCGCTAAATATAATATAGGAAAAAAGGTAGTAAAGGAAGATACTGATAATGCAAATACCAAAGTTTAGAGATTATATAACAGAGAATAAACAGACACGTAAAAATAAACCATTTACGGTGGCTATTCTTACTGTAAACGATTCAGATAATCCTAATAAGGATTCTACTGTAGAGCTTATAGAAAAGGCTTGTAAAAAAAGAAAAATCAAGTGTGTTATAGTCAACACAAATACTACAATCATCACAGGTAAAGACGAGGAAAAGAATACATTAACTGTCTATAATTATGACGGTAAAAATGGTGAGCATGAGTTTGTTGGTAAAGATACAATTTGTATAACAAGAGGTGGTGCATGTCAAGATGAAGCTGGCCTTTCTTTAATATCTGCTTTTCAAAACTCACAATCTTTTATGATGAATACAAGATCAGCTATGTTGACTTGTGACAACAAATTGACAAGTGCTTTATTAATGGAAAAGAATGGTATTCCTACACCAAGAACTGCTTTCGTATCTAACGAGAAAAACATTAAAACAGGATTAGAACAAATTGGTGGTAAGTTTCCACTTATCTTAAAGACATTAACTGGTACACAAGGTATCGGTGTAATTAAGATTGAAAGTTATGAAGGCCTGGTTGCAACAGTACAGGCGATGTGGAAATTAAACGCTGAATTATTAATACAAGAATTTATGGACGTTAAGTTTGATGTAAGAACTTTCGTGTTAAATAACAGAATTATTGCAAGTACAAAAAGAACTCACAGCTCTTATGACTTTAGGTCAAATACACATAGAGGTGCCGAGGCAGAACCATATACTTTAAATGATGAAGAAAGAGATATTATTATAAAATCTTCTCGTGCTTCAAAAGCATATATGGTAGGTGTTGACCATATTGTACACGGCAAAAAACCATACGTTTTAGAAATCAATGGTAGTCCAGGATCAGGTGCAGATTACCAAGGTTACCAATACAAAGATTATTATTCTGATCCAGAACCATCAGGAAGAATTGATGGAGAAAAAATGATGGACTATCTAATAGATTATATTTCAGATAGAGTTAATTGGGATAGACAATCATTAATAGAAAGTGGTTGGTTAGAAACAATAGAACTAGAAGATGGTTTAAAAGTTAGAGCAAAATTTGATACAGGTAACGGTGCGAAAGCTTGTGCTTTACACGCCGATAAAATTTTAGAAGATAAAAAAATTGTTAAATGGAAATATGATGGCAAAACTTATAGTAAACCAAGATTTGGTACATCTAAAGTTTTCAGAGCAAATGCCGAAGGAGAAGAACCATCTGAAACAAGACCAACGATTCTTATGGATATTACATTTAATGGTTTTACATATAAAGATGTAGAAGTAGGTTTAGATAATAGACCTAGAGCACACTCCGATTTGTTGGTAAATCGTGAGTTAATGAGACAAATGAATATTAGTGTCAACCCTAATAGAACGTTTGTATTGAGTAAAAGACTAAAACCGGTTGACAAAGGACCAAACATATAACATTGCCATTTCACAGGTTCTATGTTATAAAGAACTATAGGAGATATTATGGACAAAGTGAAAATATTAAGACTATCTACAGGCGAAGATGTAATTGCCAAAGTAGGTGAAAACGACCAAGGAGTTTCTTTACAAAACCCTTTCGTAATCATACCTCAACAATCAGCACCAGGAAAACCAATACAATTGATGATGTCATTGTATAATGCGTTTGGTAAAAAAGATACGGTCACTGTAGGTAAAGATAAAATTGTTTTTATGACAGAACCTAAAGACAATATTTTAAAATCATATGAGCAGAATACAAGCTCAATATTACAACCAAAGAAAAGTTTAATAACAGAGGCCAATTGATAACGGTAAATTTTATAAGGACTAATAACGAAAAAGTCCAAGTAAAAGTGCCACCAGGTTTCACTATAATGGAGGCTGCTAAAGAAGCTTCTTTAGATGAAATACCGGCAGATTGTGGTGGTTGTTGTGCTTGTGGTACTTGTCACGTTTATGTAGGTAATGCCTGGATTGACAAACTAGGAGAAATAAATTATAATAGTGCTGAACAATCATTATTAGAATATGAGAAAGATTACAAAAAAGGAATTAGTAGATTGAGTTGTCAAATTTCATTAACAAAAGAACTTGACGGTATAACTTTA